CATTAACTTCATATCCAGTAAGATATACAGTTTTATCATGCACCAACACATCTACACGTCTTGATTCTGGAACTATAATATTTAATCCCATGATTCTTCTACCATAACTGTCTAACAAAGTTTCACTAAACCTAACCTCTTTATCCACTATTTTTCTTGGGAACTCAAAATCATTCGCAATCATGCCAGTTTCAAATTGTAACTGACCGATATTAAATTCAAACTCATCAGTTTCACCAGTTTTAATAACCAAACTTGTTACATTATTTCTGCTTGAATTAGTGAAAGAATACTCGAAAGGATACCAATCACCGGTTCCAGTTATTGTATGTTCTGGATAAGGATTTATATCATTTGAATAATAAGCAACAATTTCTATGGTTTTGTCTTCTGGTATAAGTACCCATCCTGAAAATGTATAGCTGTTTAACATTCCAGTTGTGACCATAATCCGTATTCCATGATGTCCTTCGATTCCGGGTGATAAGACCTTTAAACTTTGTTCTCCCATCTTATGAACACTTGTATCTATTTCTAATTCTGAATCACCAAAAGCTAAAAAACCTATTATACTATTTGAATCGTTTGTGCACGTAGCTACATTTGAAGTTAATTTGTTCCTTGAATTTGTTATTCTTGTTGTATTACGCACATTGTATTCTGATAAGAGACGTTTTTCAAACCAATAATCTTGTTCTATTAGATATAAATAACCTTTTGGATGGGTTTCTTTTATTTTTGATAATGGAACCACAGCAAACTCCCTTCTTTTAAGTCCTAATTCGCTTGCAAATTCATCTAAATAAGAGTTTGTCTGATAAACGTCATCTACCGGGTCTTCTTCTTGAGGAAATCCAACGTCTTTATAATCGTCATATCCGTAATAATATATTCTTGCATAAAATTTATCATCTGACTGGTTTGGTATAGTCCAATGTGTATGAGTCGTCATTTCTTCTTGTGAATAATCTCGATAATCAATCAATTCATCATACCTATTATAAACCTCAATTCGTTCTATTGTGCAAAAACCTCCATAGCCATCTGGATACATTTGGGCACGGCCTAATATACACCATTCATAAACCATTATCTCATTGGACCAAGTAACTTTTGTCCACACTTGTAATGGTTGTTTAGGAAAACTCCGAAGGAAATCCCAATATTTACGAAATTCTAATTCATCTATTTCGTAATGAGCAATCCAGAACTCATCATCTTCGTTTAAGTATCTTGGCCATCTTTTACGCAACATTTACGCTCACCGAGATTGCCTCAGCATTAAATACTTCCTGTGGTTTTATTGTAATATTTCCTTTTGAATCAGTAGGATACCCTGCTGTGGCTATTTCTATATCTTGTACTCCATAAGAATCTAATTCATGTAATAAATATCTTATGGCCCTTGCTCTAATAAATCTTTTTCCGACCCCGTTTATGGATATATATTCTTTTAAACTTTTTTCTATGGTTTTTTGAATTGTTGCTTTAAGGCTTGGAGTTAATATTCCCGAATCGACAAAGACCTCTGTATCAATTTTAAATGTAATATCTACGTTTGTTGCTTGTTCAATTCTATGATATATACCAAATGCGAATTCTCTATTCATTAAACCTTGAACAAATTTCAATTCTTCCTCACTATAAGCATCAAAATATATAACAGCGCTACCTATTCCATAAGGGAACTCTACTAAGTTGTACCTATATGGTTCGATTTGCAAATGAAACATCGCTGCGTCTAATGCTCTTTTCGTGCATTTTGCCATTGAAAATCGAGCACTAAGTGCCTGTGATTTGATTTTTGACGATGTTTCATCATTATATCCTCCCCATGTTTGTTGACTATTTTTAACACTGATTCCAGCTATTCGTCCACCTGTGACTTGGTTAATGGTGTTAGCACTAACCATACTTGATACTCCCTTTTTAACCGCTTTAATTTTTACTTTAACTGAGTTTTGAGGAGCGTATAAGTATACTGAATTGAATGTGGTGAACTGAATTGGGTTTTTTCCACTTGTTTCCACATATGTTCCTGCCGGAATGTAAATATCTCCTGTAATTCCATTTCGAGTAATGGTTAGGATTGTTTGCGCATATGTAGCCTGTGCACCGGTATAATATGGTGCAGATAAGTTCTTTATAGCAATTGGGTCTGTTGCTGTAATTAAATTTGTATTTATTAATTCTTGTTCGATTCTTTCCTCGTGATTGGACAATTCGGCTGACATTATACCATATAGTATGTCCAACCGCCCTCTTTCTTGAATGTTGCCCGGTAAAAGGTCTGAATTATTTGTTCGTTGCCTGAATGATTCTAAAAATTCTTCTTCTGTTTTAGCCAATATTTACAACCCCCGATATACGTTTATTATTAACGATTACTTCTAAGGTAAAATTATAACTTTCAGCGGTTAGTAATTTTTCCCGATAATCTTTTCTGTCGTTTTTGATATTTTTAAGATTCCAAGTGTCTATTTCAGGATAATTATCCATGACTTCTTCGATATAAAATTCTAATTGGGATTTAAAATCGTCATCAATGTTTTCTCCAAGGAGTTTATGTAAATTAGAACCATAATTGGCTAAATGTTTACAGTCCACTTCTCCTATCCATGTTTTTAGTTCTCCAACTATTGCTTGCCATAATCCTTCATATCCTTCTGTTGGTTGTGCATCAGATGGAATAGGGTCTAATGTTTCATAGAAGCCATCAGTTGTTTCATATTTTATATCATAATTGTAGTTTAGCACCATCTACATAAACCTCTTCTGAGTTTATATTAATTTCTGTATCAGATAATTCAATTTCTGAGTCCCCTGAACCTATGTTAACACCATCACCGCCAGCTTCTACCAAGGCAATACTCACTTCATCGTTCGATAATGTTATTAATGATTGTCCGTTTCGAATTTCTATTTTTTCATTTGATAATATTACAGTTGAATTTCCCATTCTAACGACTTTTTGGCCAACTTGTACTCCTGTAAAATCTTCTTTTAGTTGAAAAGTCCAACTTTGGCCATCATCGTTCATCCAAGCATAGCCAGATAATGGTGGATTGATATATACAAAATTTTCTTTTACTTCACCATATGGAATTTTTAAATCACCGGAATAAAAGGCATTCTTCATTTCGTCTATTTTATCTATTTTTATGCCCCATCCATCTTGATTCAATCGTGATAAATCAACTTTTAAGAGTGTTGCTCGATGTAATCCTAATTCCCATTCCTTAAGGTCTACGGATTCAATGTTACGTGTACCCGTTATGTTTTTTAAAACTTTTATTGCTTGTTGGTCTGATATCATTTTATAACCCCGGATGTGAATTCGGGTCATTAGGTCCGACAATTAAAGTTCCTCTCTTACCACCACTTCCATGATGATATCCTCCCCATTTACGTCCAGTTTCAATATATCCGGGAAATTCTATCCATCCTTGTCCCATGTCTATTTCAACCCATCTATGTTTTCCGCTTCCTAAAATACGGCAAGGGATTCCAGCAGCATAGAATTTATCATACAACCAAAAACTATCCCCCCAACAATCACTTGCTCCCCATTTTTCGTTGGACCAAGGATATGATGGGTCATTTCCGGGTATTCCACAATGACCTATTTGGCAATCTCTGAATTTTGCTTCTTCTTTCCCTATTGCTTCCAATGAACCAAGATTCCCAGTTTTTCCACCTGCTAAATCCTCTAATTCAGGATTTTCAGGCATATATTTACAGGTTACTTCGGTTGTAAAGGGGGTCGTTATATCTAACTGCATATCTATACTATTTACCCATACTACTTCTTTTATTCCTAATTTTGGGTTAAAAACTTCTATCCACATTCCGGGATGTATTTTTCCGGTAGTTAGCATATTGAATGACATTTCTGAACTTGTTTCCCTTAGTACTGCATATAATGCCCTTTTTGCTTCTAACTCTGCTTCTTCTTTGTGCATTTTTGGAAGGCTCATTTTTATAGGAGTTTTTGAACCGTAAATATCATATAATTCCTGAATTCTTACTGTGCTTGTGCCCTTGTCATATGTAACAGTGGCTTCTGTTGCAATGACATAATCTCCGGTTGGCATTTTAAAATTATATTCGAATGAGTCTTTTTCCATCATCCATTTTTCAATTGCATAGTCTGGTTTTTTTGGTAATTGTGAGGGCCTGATTATACATTCTTCATTTTGATTTACTATAATTTGATAATCACGTGAGTCACAAATCTTTCTAAGTTCTTCTTCATATGTATGGGTTTCAGGAGTTTCAGTCTCTCCAGTAGGAACAGTTCCAGTAGAATCTGCGGCTGTACTCTCAGTTTTCTTTGTGGTATCTGTTGAAGTAGTATCTGATGAAGTATCAGTCGAAGTTTTATCACTTGAAGTTTGAACATCAGCAGAACAAGGTATTAGCCGGTGCGGACCGGCTCGGTCTCTGTGGTCCCATCCACATGTAACGCAATAATCTGCACATGATGGACAGCACCAAATGTGTCCTTCTACTATAACATTTCCTGCCTTTCCTCCACAAGGGTCGGTATTATCATTTAATCCAGTGTATTTTAGTGTTCCACTCTTTCCACAAATTGGACAATAGTTTTTCCAATAATGGTTTGATACACCAGACCCGGCTAAAAATTTACCACAACTACATTTCCCCGGACCACCAACACAACCTTTTCCAGCTTCCCCTCCTGTATTTGAAGCCCAAATATCAGTACGATTTATTTTTTCATCCGGGATATCATTTATAATTGGTTTTAATCGGGCCTTTTTTATTATTGTAGTTAAAACTTCATGTATATCAGCATCATAATCGGCACCGTCATAATCCTCTTTTAACTTCCATCCCGGGTCTTCAAGTGTGACTTCTAATTCTACTCCATTTTGGTTTATTTCATTGGTTCTTCCGTGAAACAGGTTCTCAGAATCAAAAACTCCACCTACTATTTTAACATTTCTTTTCAATGGTGCCCATTTTGAAAGATTTTCCTTACTAAACGGAACGGTTATATTTAAAGTCCCTAATACATCATCCTGAGATTTACTAAAATCACCTGATTTAATAAATGTATCGTTTATTATTGTGGTGGTTGTTGTATATTCTTTCTCCTTATCCTTAGAATCTTTCCTGTCCTTGGTTGGATTTTCTTTTGAAACATTCTCATAGATAACCAAATGATTTTTAAACATGGTATCACTTTATTTCATTTAATTCTTTACAGGTAAGGTCCCCTACAATATTCACATTATTTATAATGATTACCGCATTTTTATGATGATTCGGTTGAAATCCGGGGCATGATGCAGTTTGTGTGTATGTTTGAAAACCCAATTGTCTTGCGGCAATAGCTAATGTGCCATTTGAGGTCACACAATTCGAGTTCCAATGACCGAGGGTCTTAATCTTTTTCATGACCGCATTATAGTCGCCAATCATTTGACCTTCACTACCACTAGGAAAAGTAGTAAATTCACTATTCGAGAAACTTCGAGACCCTAATTTACTATCCAACCACTCATATAATATTTTGAGAGCCTCATATCCTTTTTTACCAGCTAATCCCGGGACCATCTCAGTTATTTTTATATTAATTTTAAGATTTGCCTCTTTTGCAGTTTTAGGTGTGGTTTCTTTTCCACCCTTATTTTTTGATAAAAGGGGTTCCTTTTTAGGTGCAATTGGGTCTGCCTTAGTAGTCTCTCTCAATGTAATATTATATTCAGCCCAGAGTTCACCGGCTGGAACTTCATAACTCTGCGTGGTAACGACACAATAGAAAGGTTTGAACATTCCAGATTTTGCTAATACAACCTTGCCATTGAGCTTTAACAAAAGGTCTTCCTTTTTAATTAGAACATCAGATTTAAATGATACCTCTTTCATCTCATCAGCAACTCTTACTTGAAAATAACCGTCCTCACTCTCCCAATCCTCATACTTAGCTCGGTGAGGCGTAACCTCTACATCTTTAGCTTTTAAAACCAAATTATTTAATGCTATAGTCCCTACCATTAACTCACCATCTTAGCAATTTTATTCAATTCCTTCCTCAATTCAGTCCTTATAACTTTCGCATCATGTTTAGTGTTAGCAGTTATATGAATAGCTCCAATTGTTAAGCCGGAATTGTTACTTCCAAATGCTTGGCCTGTTTCTATCGCCCGTTTCTTGAATAAGTCAGGGTCTAATTCTGGAAAAGTAATAGTATCACCAAATCCTGAAAGTTTTTTTGATGGACCGCCCTTCCATATTTTAACAGGTGATTTTGTATCTATGGTCCCCGTTTCAGGATTAATTGTAACTTGTTTACCCGGTTGTACTACCGCTCCGCCAATATTTGCGGGGGTTGTTCCCGGGATTGTGACATTTTTAGTATTAAAATCTTGTGCAGCCTTAGACACTGCTGTAGCTGTAAAACCTGCCGCTGCTCCGACCGTGCTTGCAACTCCACCATTTACAGCCGCCCATATTTGACCTAATAAAGTTATAAACGCATTTACTGGGCCTACGGAATTATTATAAGCATCAATTATGCCCTGTGGGATTAATCCAAACATTCCGGGAATGGGGGTTAGGTATGTATTTGCGCCTGAATTAGTGTTTGTGAACGTTGTGTTTAATTGTGAGCCTGTTTGTTGAGATTGGGGTATGATTGAAGCTAAGGCTGGATTTATTCCTTCTATTATTTTTGTTAATCCGTTTACATTCTTTTCAGCTTTATTTATATCTTTGTTTTTTGCTAATTGTTCTATCCACCCAATTCCAAATGCAGAGACTTTTGGCCCACCACCAGATTTTTCACCATCATCTTTGCCACCACCAAATATACTTTTCATAAATCTTGAAACAATATTATCAGTACCATCTTTAGTTGGTGGTTCCGGAGGTTTTACATATGGTGAACCAACAGTATCTTTTCCTCCAAAAATTTGTTTGACCAAATTACTTATAGGTGATTCCGCCTTATTTTCAAATCCAGTAGGTACACTATGCGTCCAATCAAAAAGAGCTAATTCTGCTCCAGTGGTATATTCGAGTAGGGAATTTTTAGCCCAATCCCAATCACTTGACTGAGTAAATTTTCCTGTTTGACTATCATACGTACCCCATTTAGCGTCTCTATAGCCATATTTTTTGTTTACCAACTCCAACCTACGATTGGCGGCAGCCGGGTCATCTCTCAAGTTTTGCATTAATACAGAATTCTCATTCATTACACGGTCTTTAGCTACTCTTAGTGCGTCTGCACCCGATTGTGATGCCCCGCCAAACATACTAAAGGCATAATCAAAAGGATTTAGTGGGTTGATCTCACTTTCGGGTGGTTTATATGTTGGAGGTTTACGTGTTTTCCCTATCGGCCCTTCAATATCCGGAGGTGATAAATTTTTGACATATTCATTATATGCTTTTGTATCTATTAATATTTGTGCTTGATTATTTGAAACTCGTTCGGTTACTTGTTCTACTGTTCTTAGGTGAGTCGCGTATGAAGAACTTAGCCCATTATATGCATCAGTAGCATCATTAACTTTATTTTGATAATCAGCGACTTTAGCTAATGTAGTCCAATATTCTTGTTGTTTTGGATTTAAACTTTTTAACTTATTTTGTTCTTCATTCAATAACCCTTGATATTTTTCTTTGGTATTTGACAAACCTTCCATCTGTTTTGTTACTTTTTCAATTTGTTCATCTTCTCCCGGTTTTTCTTCGCTAAGATATCCATAAAGTGCAGTCAACCCTATTAACCCACCCATCAATCCAATACCCGCAGGACCACCTAACATTCCTAATGTACTACTTTGTGAAATTCGGCTAAACAAACTAGGATTCGTCTTTGCGTTTATAGCTTTTTGAATATTTGCATTCGTAATTATTGCACCTTGGCTTGCTTGATTCTGTAACGATTTTTCCATATTAGAATTAACTAAGTCTTTACCAGTAGGTATCGGAATTTTCTCTTGTTTACTTCCTGCCCCAATTACAGTCATAGACCCCGGACGGTCTCTCCATCCACCACCGGCTCCACCACCTACAAAACCTGAAGCAGCAGCACGTTGTTGAGCTATAGCCAAAGCGTTAAAAGCTTCAGCTAACCTAATAACTGAGACAGTAGTTAAATCGGTATTAGTTTTGACTCTACCTTGTGATGCTGACACTTCATTTGCTGTTTGTGTATTATACTTGAACATTTGTCCTAATGACATTCCAGCGTTACGCATTCGCATAAATCCGCTTGCAGCAGACTTAATTCCTATCATTAACCAATTAAATGCAATACCAAGGCCAAGAACCATCGCCCCGGCCAATGTCAAAAAGATTAAAAATGGTGCGAATGGATTTGTTCCAACAAAATTAGCCAATCCTTCAAGTGCAGCAACTAAAAGTTTTACTATCGGTAAAGAATATTCCCCTACATTAATAGCTAAAACCTTAAATGCGGAAATTAACCTATCAACTTGCGCACTAAGCGATTCCATTACAATTGCAACCTTTGAATCAAGGTCAAACTGTTGTTGCATTTCTTCATTAAATCTACGTAATTCTTCGGGTTTAATTTTGAGAATTTGTTGAGATGTTTTTTGCATCCCAATACCGGTCCATAATTTTAATCGCTCTTGAGTATCTTGTTTTCCCCATTTGGCATCAGCAGCAGCATTTACTTGCTCAACTATATCCGCAAGAGGTTTCATTACTTCTTTTCCAGTAGCATCAGTTGTCCACATAAATTTAGAATCAAGACCTACTGATTGAGCTGCTTTAATAAAATTAGTTTGTTCCATCGAACCTTTCTGTAAGAGACCCCTTAATGCTGTACCAGCAGTTTCGCCCGGAACACCCTTACTCGCCATATAAGCTATATCACCAAACGTTTCCTCGGGGCTCCAACCAGCCTCTTTGGCAGTTCCACCTACATATTTAGTGCCCATAAGAATATCAGGAACGTCAGTAGGTGAAAGTTGTGAGGCTTGGGTAAGTTTTTCTGTGATAAATTCAGCATATTTAGCGAATTCTTTAGGATTATCCATTTCAGCTCCAAACATTGAAGTAGATTTAATTATACCATCAACGGCATCTTTTAAATCCATTCCTTCAATTTTAGCCATTTTTAGAGCCGATTCAAAAAGAGACATTTGTGCGGCGGAGTCTTTTATACCTGCACGACCAATTGTTTGCATTGCCTCAGCAGTCGAACCGGGGTCCTCACCATATTTTACGGACATTGCTTTTATTTGATTACTCATATTCGAATAATCTGCTTTTGACATAGAATCAGAAACAGCTTGTACTTGCTTCATTTGTTTTTCAAATTGTGCAGCTTCATATGTTGCATACCCAAGTGCTAATGCTGCTCCGGCACCAGCCGCCATTGCACCAGCTTCCATTGCTCCCATTGATGCATTAAGTTCGGCCATAGTACGCATACCAATGGCCGTAAGGTTGGCAAAACCTGCTGAAACCGCTGCAATACCGGGAGCAGCCTCGTTAACCGCACCTATAATAAATTCTACACGTTGCGATGGATTAGTAATTTTTCTAGAACCAGCACCGGGTATTCCACCAACTACTCTTGAAGCTTCCGTCATTCACTCACCTAACAATTCTTGACATATTTAAATGCTTTAAAACATAAATAATGGGCCTCTTTCAGCGGCTAACTCTTGTTCCCATATTATTCCCGCTTTTATGAATTCTATCTCTATTTTAGGTAATTTCTTCCATTCCGATGGGGGTCTACCTAAAACTCGTGTTACTAAATAATCTAACTGTAATTCAGGATAGTCCTTGATTAAATCCGAAAATTCCTCTTAATTTTTTCATCATCTTTCTCGTATGATAAAACAGATACCTTATTTGATAAAAAACTCAGCATTGGTAAGTCTACGGTATCTTTCCACTCATCAACCGTCATCTTAGGTTCAACTATCAAAGAAGCCATCAATTCATAACTCTGATTAACAATCATAGTCATTTCTTCATCAGTCATATCCTTAACATCTTTCATCTGTAATGCTGCTAATTTTTGAAAGTTTACTCTATCCTGTTCCATCATTCGCCTTACTTTAACCGTTCCAACTTTTTTCTTATCTAATGGAACTTGCAGAGTAAAGGGAGTGTCCTTTCGTTTTAATAATAAATCTCTTGTAAGTGTTACTTCTTCAACCTTCTTATTTTTATAATCGTCAGTCTCTTCTTTGAGCTCCTGCGCTTTTGGTTGAAGGGCTTCGATTTCTTCATCTGTAAAAGTAGTGTATTCTGTATCATCTTCTGATAAATGAATTTCTTCTTGCTCTTCCCGAGCATTTACCTCTTTATTCATAATATTACCTCTAAAAAAATTTTATAGTGAGAAAAGTCATTCTCACTTATATTTTGCAGTTATCATCAGTGCTTTGATTCTGGGAGCTACTTAATAATAACCTTCTTCGTATTGCTTTTCCGTCAATGTCTTGGGTTACCGGTTTACTTCCGTCAAAATTTCCAATTGAATCTTTACTCAGTCTGCACCCTTCCAAAACCATTAATGGTGTTGGTGGAGTGGTATCATTATTGTAAAGTAATATTGGAAATACACACCCGGTTTCAAAAATTTGGGACAATCTTCCATTATCTAATGCTCTTTTGATTGTAAAATCTATCTTTTTTCTTCCGTGGCGTAATTCGTCGGTTTCTAACTTTTCTGAAGTATATACTTCGTTTACTTCGCGAGTTACATTCACCGTAATCTCCTGCACTTTGACTGTTGTGTTTCCGATTTTAATTAATCCAGTATCGAAATATGTCATAGTTTAACCTCCTTACCTCACGTATATGGTTGCTGAAATCTGTCTTGCTGCATGTACCGGAGTTATTGAAGCTTCTATTGCCACATAACCTTTTTTCTGGTTTGATCTTGGAACTACAGTCGCAGAGACCGTATATGCTGGTAATCCCTCTGATGATAATTCGATCAGTGATTTTTCAGTGTTTTTCATGTACTCAAGTTTAGATTTAATACTTTCTTCTAATGTTGTTTTATAATCTGATGTTATTGTTCGTCCTTGCATTGCAAATACTGCTTGCCAGATTCTTAGTTTGACCCTCTGTATAATGCTCATTATGGCTTCCTCAGTTTCCTGTGTCACCAAAATTTCGTCTTCTTCTAATTCATCGTCTTCGTTGTAAGGTTGGGTTGTCATTACCGCTTCTCTGATTCTGACCCCATCAAGGTCTTCAGTAAATGTAATAACTCCTTTCTCATTGTATTCTATTAAATCACTTTTTGTAGTTATAGTGTTACTGTCCACAATTGGCAATGTTTCGACAAAGAAATTCATATATCCATCCGGAGTTACTGTTCCAAATCTTTTATTAGACTGTCCACCCCATATAGGCACTTGATATGGTAACATAGACCTTTTTCCTGCTACGGCCATTGTAGCTAAATTTGGTCCATAATGATTTCCATCTAAATCAACTAATCCTTGTCCAACATACATAACATTTTCACTGTTAATTTCATTAGTCCGTGTAAGCATTGTTGCTTTATCATCCCCACCATTAGCACCAATAATTGCGAATCTGAATTTGTGAGCGTCTTCTGCATTCATTTCAATAGCATGTGCTACATATTCATCCTGAACTGTGTCATAACCACTAATTGAGAACACTCCATTAATTGGATAATCAGCAAACATGGCCAATCCGGTTTTATGTGCTACTGGTGCAGTTTCAGATGTTAATTCTCCTGTTGTTGCATTTCCGGTACCATTACTTCCAGCAACATTATCTCCACCACCAGAACCTAATTTAGTTCTTGTTAAAGTAGCTAATGTATTTGTACCATACTGTTTCACTGGTGTAGCATCGTCACTCATAACTGCTTCAGCAGTTACTATTTCAGATGTTGCATTAATTCTTGCAATCAGTTTAGCAATAGTTGGGACTCCTAAATAATATTCTGTCGCCATTCCACTTTCTTCTATTGTTAATGTACTAACACCATCTATGTTAATTCCTGCACTAACATAAATTGGGTATGAGCCAACAGTTTTAGCTGTAAGCTTTAAAACATTAAGTGCTGTTGGGGTTGTTCTATCTTTTAGATAATGGACAGCAGCAACCGGTGTTCCTGCGGTTACTCTCGTAACCAAAAGTTCACGGCCACCGACTCCGAAATATCCGTCTAATCTTGTTACTTTAAATAGTCTCTTTAGCTTATCAGGGCTATCAACTACTACAGGTTCGAATGGTGTTCCTTTTGTGCACTCAAGACATATACCCCACGTATTCTCGATATCTGCCAATGGCACGCTTTGTTGATATGCGGTTTGTAAGGTTATGGATGGTATTCCTGAAACCATCTAATCTCCTCCATAATATTTTTTATATAATTTTAATAATCGTTCTTCGGTAATTTTTTCGTTCTCATTTAAACCTTCTTTACGAAGTAAAGTGCGTACTTTATGTTTTTGCAACATTAAAACCGCACCAAGTTCGAGAGCGTCAAATTTTTTAACTTTAACTTTAGCTTTCTTGGACATTTATATCAAACTCCTCGACTTTTGGTCCTGCTGGAATACTGTTTATCTCCATATAATTAACAGTAAGCTCTAACATCCATCTTTCAAGTTTTGGATTCTTATCACGACTTCTCTGTGAACTCCTAAGAATAATACCATTCACCTTTTTATCATAAAGTGTGTCACCATCAATAAAGGCTAATCCATTAATAACTTCCCTAATTATCATATCATCAAGACTTGTTAACGGATTAACATAAAGACCTGAATCATCTAAAAACCATGAGCCATTCTCGGCAATTACGCCGCTAATACTGTCTTCACGTGAATACATGTGACCCGGTTCACAAATTGATAAAATTTGGCATGTGGAATCATATTCTTCACTTACATATGTCACAGACTCATATGATTCCCAATTGAATGGGTCATTATATGCTACAAGGTCTACTTCATTAAATCCAGTTATACGTCTCTCAATAAGATTTTTTATATCTATTACTTCTGAAATGGTTGACCCGTAAACATCTATCTGAAAATCAATACTTTTATAGGTTAGAAATTCCTTAGTTGGTGTTGCTGCATCGTCGAATATGGAAACTTCATTTAAAATAAATTTGGAGTCGATGAATGGTCTAATTAAAACTTCGGGAACTGTTGCATCGTGTGATTCTCCTACAAATATGGGTACTCCGTCTTCATATGGGACGTAATAATTATCTGTTATCCAATCACCACATACATTCCTTATTATTTTAATCAGTTCAGCATCGTCCATTTAATCACATTCCTGCACCAAATGCTGCGGTAACGCTTGTTGTGTCAAATAATTGTTTTGCGGCTTCGATTGCTGGTCGCATATATGGTTGCTCTTTCATTTTTTTTGTTCCATATTCTACGTACCATGCGTATTCTGTATCTGCTACTACACGATGTCCTTCTGCCCTTATGTTATCGTGCAGATGCCATGTGTCTTTTGGTACAAATTCTTTGGCATATACTTCTACTGCTTTTGCAATTCTATATGGTTCGACTGTGCTTAATGTGTCTATATTTCTAGACATTACCCTTAATACCTGTTGTGGGTCTCCTACCATATCTAAACTAAATCGTCCACGCGCTAATGGTCTTGTACGTGCGTCTTTTCTCCAAGCATAATATTGATATTTTTCGCCGATTGGCGGCTTTACACCTGAAGCTTTATATGCTGGTTTGAACCCATAAGCGCCCATTATGACCACTTCTTATTAATTTCTAATACTATCTCGTAATGATGTCGTTTTTTGTTTAGAATGAAATTTCGGACAATTTCCTTCACTTTATAATATCTAACGAGTGGATATAGATAGGGAATGGTTTGTTTTATTCGATATTTTGAAATGTCATCTATGGGTATTTCGAAATCTGCAACGAAAAATCCTCGGTATCCGGGAGATTCTAGTTGTCCTTTAAATGATTCAACTAATACATCTTCATTTTGTACTATTCCTGTTAAATCAGCGACTTTTACCCATTCTACTCCAGTATCTCCGATAGAATCTTGTATTGTGTCATGTGTTTCCTGTTCCAATTCGAATGTGTGTCCTTGGTCTTGTCTCTTAATAAGGGCTTCGAAACTCACTTAAATCACGGATTCCTTTTCTTCTTTTAGAAACTATGAATGTTGATGTGGTTTGTCGTCCTATGATTTCGTTGAAACGGTTTTCGAATTCAGAACACCATGAACGGTCTGCTGTTGAGGGTGATTGAAATCTTTCCTTTACGCTTCCAATAGTATATGCTATTGTTGGCATTATCTTTTCAATATGTATTCTTGTCAGATGACACCCTATTGCTGTATATAAGAGCTCTTTTGTTTCTTGAGTTTCGTCAGTTATGTCGTTTTCGATGAATGTTGCTGTATAGTGTTCGATAAGTGTTTGGAGGAGTTCATCTATTTCTTCATCTGTTATGTTAAAGAATGATTTAACTTCATCTAAGTCTGCGAACTCCGCCATCTAAATCACCTATACTTCGTATGGAAGGTCAAAGAGTAGTAGAGCTTGGTCGCGGGTATCCATTTCATTGAGTGGTACCTTTTCTGCGATTAATTTTTCCTTTCGCTCTAAATCCTTTTTTGACCTGATTTTTCCACGACTTAACAAATCTGCGACTACTTCTTCAGGTAACTCTTTGGTTTCGCCTTTTTTGAAGGTTATCTTTTTTGGAAGGTCTTCATATTTGGCCACAAAGTCTTTTTTGTTCTGAATGTATTCGGTTTTTGTTAAAGTCAAGGTATGTTCGGTTGCGGCAGTTATTGGCTCATATCTGACTTTCCTCTTCCCCGCTTTCGCTGTATTTTTAGCTGCCATTTTTAATCACCTTATGCTTCTGTTATTGTTATTTTACGTAGTGCTTCTGGTTTTAAGACTGCTGGTTTTTCGTATACCCACATTTGAACTTTGTCAGTTCTTTCATCGGGGATTCTGAATGCTTCAGTCTTCATATCTTGAAGTACAACTAACCATAATGGTCTCATGTCCATTGCGGCCACCATAACGGTTCTGTCAGGGATTTCAGGGAGCTTAACTACGTTAACGCCTGCAATTTGCCCACCGACAGTTCCTTCCCGTAGTGGTGCTAATGTATTAGATTGTGAATAATCTCTAAATCTTTCATCTTTTACGATATCAGCGTATTGAATTGGGTTTACAAATACGGTATCCGGTCTTTGGTATATACTGTTTTCCATGTAGGTGGCGGAGTCAACAACATCCTCAAATTGGAATTTGTCATCTTCGTAACTGTCTGTACTGGTTCCTGCACCTGCTAAGAGAGTGGTCATTATGTCACTGTTCTCTTTACGGAGCATTCTTTTTCCAGCTTCTTGTAATTCACGCTGTGCTAAGTCACCATACCAATCTACCATTTTAGATTCGTCAGTCATTTCAATTGCGGTACCGTTTGCAGCGACTTTAACGTCAACGGTGCTTAATACTTGCCTTACGGCAGGAATTTCTGCTCCTTCTACAATTTCTACTGCCATTCCTGTACTGTTACTTTTTGGTAAATTTGCGGTAAAAGTGTTATTTAGTCTGTAAATGTAACAAAACTGTCTTAAAATAGAGTTGGATTCTAAATATCCTTCAATTTCTTTTTCTAAATATGGTTCCCATCGTACGGTTGCGGTTGTGTTTCCACCGTCTGCTAAATTAACTATAGGTTCCATGTTATCACTTCCTCACCCATATGAGTGCTGTAGTTGTGTCCCCATCTTCTTCCGTACCTGAACCTAAAATTCGGCCACAGATTTTAAGAATTTCTTCTGCTGTTGGGGTTGCGGATAATGTCAATTTTTGGAATTTACCGTCGTCATCAGTTGTGATGAGGTCTTTGTAGGCGGATGCTCCAGACATTTTAACTTCGACAACTTTGTCGTTATCTACACCGACTTCATCGCCTAATTCTGCGTCTGTTTTTCCTCCTCGTACGGATTTAATAACTCCAGCGAAATCAGCATATCCTGCTTCTGTACCTTCTGCTACTTCTTCAGCATCTCCTGAGTGGATAACTGCTTTACCAACACCGTTTGCATCAACGGCATCAGTGATTGCTGCGGTAGCGAAGTATCTTATAGCGATTCCTCTTTGTGTTTGCATCAAATCACCTTATTCTCTTTTTTGAATCTTCATATTAAACATTTTACTTAGAGCTTGAATCCTTTCTTCTTCTGGGTCAACCTTTGAGCTTTCTAATGCGCTTTCGCCAGTTTGGGTGTCGGTTACTCCACCAATTTTTGGTTTTGCACTTGGTTCTGGGGTTGACGTTTTGTGTGCGTCTAATAAAGCTTCTAATGTTTCAACATCGAATTTTTCTTTCAACGATTCTACTCTTGCGTCAATGTCTTCTTCTGTTATTTTGCCTTTTTCTAATTCGATTCCGGCAATTTTCTTAGCTAAAGAATCTTTTTCATCTTCAATAGTAGCTTCTTCGGCATCTTTATATTCTTGTATGATTCCGGTCAGTTCTCCTATTTGGTCTTCTTTAGCAGTTATTTCAGTCTTTAAGGTTTCAATTTCAGCATCTTGTGCATCAATTGTGTCTTGAAGTGCTTTAACTTCAGCCTCAAGTTCTGCTATTCTTTCTTCATGTTCCATTTTATCACCATCGCTTGATAGCGTTGTATAAGTTACAATCGGAGGCGTTATAGATGGATAGGAATAATCATAATCAAAGGTTGTAGATGTTGTTTTGTCTGTCCAAGTTCCTGAATAATGACTGACTTCTAATTTTGGTTCTAATTGTGCTTTAAAATCGTTATCGTTTTTATAAGCAAATTGTAGTGTGAAGTCTGTGCCATGTGAAAAGCTTGCGCCCGGTTCAACTGTTGTGTTTTCATCCGCTCCGAATGGAACGATTGATTGTTCATAGCACCTGCAATTTTTCGCTATTACATGTGCTTCGTCGAACCAGTGTTCACAATACCTGAAGTCCTTTCCACATTCTGAACAAATCGGGTCTAACTCGAATCCGATTGAAACGTTATCAACAAAACCATCTTGTATCTTTGACTCTGTATTGGTATCCCTGATGACACCCTTATATTTAACGCCCTTTTTGCCTACATTCTTGTCTAAGCCTATTTTTGTATCGGTGATACGCCCTATAAGCGCATCAACATCCCCTGCATCGTGATTCTTTAATATCTTTTGCCCTTTAAGGGTATCACGGATATTTGAGAGTTCGGAGTAAGGGATTTCGACAGTATCATTCTGGTAGATTCCGGTGTGGACACTATATCCAGAAATTATAAGCTTCCCATCGGCTGTTCTTTCGAATCCGATTGGTTCTTCTGGGGAGAAAGTAATGGCATCAGGTTCTTTTGTCAATTTCATCATTCTCCTTGCTTTGTAACTGTCTTATTTCTTCTTAAAAATTTGAAGAAAAGTAATACTAGGTATATATATGCTTACCCTTTCTTAATAAACACCCTGTGTTCACACCGAAAACAATGAATAAAGAACTTGCTTGGAATGCTTTGTTGTCCGTATTTGAGGGTTCTTTTTCAGTCTTGGTGCCAGTTTCTTGGGTGTTGGTCTTATATTGACCACTTTATGTGTTTTTATTATTTCGTTATTTATATTTTTTGCAGTTAGTGGCTTCTTTGATTTTTTTAATACCACTATCGCGGCCTTTTCCAGTGTATCATAGGTGTTCACTTTCATAACGTCATCTTCTCGCGCGTTTTGTACGCGACTTGCCACTCATGACATTTTGGGCAGTTTTTGACTTCTTCTGAGTCTTCGTACCATTCATAGTTACATTTAAAACATTTAATTAATGCTTTCATTTTATCTCACCATTATATGTTCTGTTTTAACTTTTGGGTCTATATAAATTTTATATCCTTTATCTTGTGCTTTTTCACAGAAATATAAGTCTTCTCCTTGGGGGTGGTAGCCATAATCTATGCCATCATTTAGAATTTCTTCTCGTATCATTACACATGCGCCCGTTGCATCGACTTTTTTTTCTCTATCCGGAACTCGCCATCCTGAGATATATTCTTTATATCCATCATCTCGGAGATGTCCGCTGTCAAATAGAAAGTTCCATACTTTTCTTCCGGGAATATCAAGATTTAATACTGGTGCGGCTGACATACCATGTGTTGATGTTTTTAATAACTGTTTAACTGTATTTGGTGAAGTAAGTATGTCTGAGTCTATTGATAGTATATGTGTATCTGTTTTTCTTCTCATTGATAACCATGAATTACGTATTTCTGCAAAGTGTCGGTAGTCTCTATTATTTCGTCCTGTATCATCACCATTATCATCCATTACCCATATATCAAAGTGACAATATTCTCCATTTTCGTACATATAATTAAAAATATGTTCTTCAGTATTGTCTTTTTGTTCACCGTTTATAAGAAATGCCATGTGTATGTCTTCTTTTGGATAATCTAGATTAGATAAGCATGTCAGATAGTCTTTTATAATGAACTCCCTGTTCCTTTGGACTGGACAACCAATTTGAATTGTCATATTTTACCTATGTTGCTATTAGTATCGTTGTAAAAGCACCCTCTTCATCATATAGGAAACATTGAATTGTTGGTGTCTCAATTAGACCTTCATTTATTGCTTCCTGTATTATATCTTGGGCATCGTCCATTATCATTCTCATAACACCTTTCACTACATTTATAACATCTTTTGAATTGCTTATACACATGTGGTAATAAGCTTATTTCATAATCCATTCTGTCTGAACTTATTCCTAATTGGCCATCTTTGATATGGAAACTTAGGGATGTTTCATATTCGTCATTAAATTGTCTCGCGATATGATTCAGGAGTTGTAACAGGTCTTCTGTTTTAAATTTACGATAAGGATGGGTTTCGTTAGATAAAAAATTTCCTAATCCCCATGAGAATTTTTCAAATATATTCCCATATTCCTCTTCTGGTACTTGTTGAAGTATCACGTATTCTGAAAGCTCCACAATTCTGTTCACCTACGCCATGATTTCTGGGTCCGCCTCTACCTCTTCAGGTACGTATCCTGCGGGTACTTCTCCTTCTGCTTGTTTAACAGCAAAGTAACTACCTAATTGGGATACGAATAGTAAGACTATTCCTACTATTAGGCTTTTTGTTGGGTCGTTTGCAAAGTATTGGTTTATTTGTGGTGCATATTGTGTAATTGCAAATATTATTGCTGCAACTACGAATGAACCATAATCTACTACTCTTTTGTCCATTTTATCATCTCCTATTTATTTAACCATTAGGGTCGTGGTCTCGGTCTTCTTCTGGTTCGGCTGTTGGTTCTTTTACGTCTGATGGGTCTGATGGTTTCTGTGCGCCGGGTCGTTGTACTTCTGGTTGTATATCTGGTACTTCTATGTCATCTATTGCTATTGCGCGACCTATATATCCTAATGCTTGTCTTCCCTCGTCTCTGTCTATTAGTCCGAGGTTTACGGATGGGTTTATCCATTTTATAGCATCTGCACCTTCTTCTACGGCTAATATTGGGAAGACGGTATGAACTCCGTAATAGTCTATTCCTTCTTCATAGCCTTGTGCAGCAAATAGTGGCTTGTATAATTGTTCTACTAAGTCGTCACCTATTGCGTCTTGTTTGTCTCTGATTAGTTCGAGGTATGATTGTTTTTGTATTCTTGAAACGCTTAGATTATCTCCTTTCATTCCCATGAGCGTCATTGGTATTCCGACTTGCATTCCAAGTGTCATTAATAGGTTGTCTATGATGGGTACGAAGTCTATTAGTGTTTCTGATGGTGTTAATATTTCGGGTTGGATGGAGGCATCTATTCCTACATCGTTTCCTATTTCAAGTTGCGCAATAAGGCTGTTCATAAATGCGAGTATATCTTCTGGTGCAGTCCTTGTTCCTTCTATCATTGAATCTAATTTCCATACAAGTATTGGTATGGCTATTCTGTCGAGTATTGTTGATACGTTGAGTTGTGCATTGAATAATAATTCTAATATTTGCATTATGGGCCCGAACCATGAGTTTCCATATAGTTCTCCTGTTTTTGGGTCATCTGCAAAGCATAATATTTCTTGTGGGGTTAGGATTATTTCGTTTCCGCCTGAACTGTATTTCCATTGTGTTAGTGTTCCATCGTCGGCTATGACTGGTGTTAAATATTTTGGGTGGACGTTTACGAATCGAAGGGGGATTCCGTCTGGTCCGAATTGTACGTATAGGAAGGCTGTACCGTATTTTATTGAGTCTCGGAATATTCCTCTCATATTTTTTCTTGTTAGTTTTGTATCTATTGATTTGATTGTTTCGTTCATTTCTGGTATCATTACACCATCTATGTCGGTACATTTGACCGTATAGTTCATTCGGCTACAATCACCGACTACTTTATTAATTATACGTTTCATGATGGTTTTTTCATATAAACTATCAATTATCTCATATGATAGTGCCATATCTCCTGTTGGACCAACATATCTTGTGAATCCTTGTGATTGTGTTGTTACCGGATATTGACTTACTGGTGATGTCGGTATCGTTTTTGTGGCTTTTGCAAACTTTATTTCATAGCCAAATATTTCCATTTTTTCTACCTTCCTATCTGAATATTCCTACCCTTTGGGGCTGTCTGATTGATGATCTGCCTCCAAATCGGTTCATTATTGATTTTCCTATACTTACTACGTTAAAATCTCCTACTACTCCGAGTGTACTTCGGTTGGCTTCTATACATAGTAGCATTGCATCTACGTAGTCGTCTGAGCCTCCTGAGCTTTTTCCGTAAAGGAATCTATTTGTTTTTTCGTTGATTTCTCTTCGGTAGTCAAGCATTTCTGTATAGAGGCTTTGGTTATATATTATTTTTACTTTATCCCGTTCTAAATGGTATAATCCGTTTTCTACTAATTGCACTTTTTTCTGTCCGCCTGCAAAGTTGAACCCTTCTACTTTGAATGTTGCTTCGCGTTCTACGTCTTCTACGAACTTTTCGCCTACCCCGGTTTGGTCTATTACACATTTCCGGATGTTTGGAAAGTTTAGCGGTATGTTGTTGAGTAAGTAGTTGGCTACTGTTTTGTATTCTGTTCCTAATGGGAATGATTTGATGAATATAATGCGCATGTTCCCGCCACTTTCTCGCTCTGCTACGCATATTACTGAATTATGTCGGTATTTTCCGAGGTCTACTCCTATTACTACTTCTTCGTCGCTTGAGAATTGCGGTTTTTCGTTTGTTAACATTATTGCATCGACTAGTTCTTTTGGGAAGACTTCTCCTATTGAGTCTAACCATCTTAGGCAGTATTCTCTGAGGAAATCGGTTTCTGACATTTTACGTCTGTCTGCGGCCAATTCATCTATGTTGATTCTGCGGGTTCCTGATTCGATTATCTCTCCTGAATCATCGAGATATGCGGTTTGGCGCTGGAATACTACGAATTTTTGGTCTGTTTCTTTCTCTAATATATCTTCTATTTCGCGGGTTCCCTGTGTCTCAACATATTGAAATGCGTCGTTGTAGACTTCCCAGAACATTCCTATTTTTCCTAATGGTGTCCCTGCGAATACTTGCCATTTTTGGCCGGGTGTTCCTCTCATTACTGGTAATAGGAATCCGAATGTTCGGTCTGGTATTTGTTGTGCTTCATCAAAAACTAAGTATCGTGCACCTCTCCCTAATTGGGTTACTCCGTCACGTCCCGCGGATGCGAGATTTATTCGTGAGTTGTTTTCTAATCGCATTGTGGTTACGTTTTGTTTCATGAAGAATGGTGTTATGTGTTCACTTCGTGCGATTAGGTCTTGCATTTCGCCTCCCCAGTCTTGGGCTTGTGACCAGCTTGGTAGCACGGCTAATGCTCTTAGGGATGGTTCGAATATTGTTTTGTGTAGTATGTCCATACGTGTGGTGGCTGATTTACCTAAACGTCTTGCTAGGAAGAGTTGTCGGTATGGGTGGGGGCATCGTAGGAACTTTGCCTGTATGTCTTCCAGATCGTATGGATTTCCGTCCTCTGCGATTAGCATGCTTTCGACGAAGAATACTGGGTCTTGTCGGCATGTTTCTACGAATTCTCGCATTTGGTCGGGTGTGATGTCGTTAATCATAATTTTATCGGTATTTAGTATTATCGGTTTTTTGTTATATAAAAGGCAACTGCTATGACCGAAAACTTTATATAGGATGTGTTGCGAATATAGTATTAGGTGATTTGTTTGAACATCACAAAGAAGAGAGACCGTATTGAATATTGTAAATGGTATCTCCAGAATGTGAAGCCAAAGGCACGAGCGAATGAGATTTATGTTTATATGGTTGATAATGGCCATTTAAAGAATAATGTTTATGCAAATGGCTTGGCTCTGGGAATGCTGATGAAAGGCCATACGGATGTCTTTAAGAAACATATTGTGCCACATTCGGCATGTTTATGGTCTTTGAAAAATCCGCATATGGCGAAGTTGAAGGAATTCAGAAAAACTGAGGTGAAATTATGAATACTGATGATAAGGAGTTTGAAATATTATTAGAAGATTTAAGCGGACGAATAAAAGAAGTTACCGATAAGCATGGGCTTATTGAGACTGGTATGGGTTTGGCTACTGTTCTTAACTGGATTTTAGAGGGTATGCGTGATGTTGATGAGCGTTACCCGGTTGAGTACAGGCAGTTATTAATTGATACGATTGGTGGTGCGGATGAAGGTCTTGAAGATTAAGAAATGTGCTGTTTGTCCGTTTTTGAAGTATGAAACGACAAATATCCCTTCCACTTTGGATGGTTTGGGTGATGATTTCATTATTCGCAAGCCTTTTTGTTTTGCGTTTATGTATGAAAAGATTGACCCTGTTTATGGTCCGCATAGACCGACTTTGGATAATTTAAGTATTATTCCAACTTGGTGTCCTTTGGAGGATTTTGATGTTTAGAGATGGTATGTTGCTTAGTAGTAAGAGGCATCGTAAGTATAAAAGACCTTCTCGTATTGTGCATTCTACGAAGTTTGAGGATTTTGTGAATTTATTAGACACAATACATGCAACGAAGGAACATGATTATTTACAGCATATTGACGACCCTTATGCGTTGATGTTGTTGTTTGGTATCATGGGGCCGTTGGTTAAGCTTCCTCGGGGTATTGCGGGTAGTGATACTGTTTCGAATGAGTTTACTTGTAAGGATGTTTGGGAGTTTTTGCATGACCCGGATACTGATTGGCTGCCGGTTTTGATGGCTTTGTCGAAGAATGGTCGGCATTATCTGGATTCTATTGCTCAGGGCGGGCATCCTGAAGGGATTAGTGCTCGGGATGTTGTTCGTGAGTTTAGTAAGATTCGGAGTTTTGATGCTGATGATACGTATCGGGCTTGGTTGTTGCAACCGCATAGTGAGGCTATGGCTTTTGCGATGTTGTCGGAGTATACGAAGAAGGCAAAGGATAATGTGTCTGTTCAGCGGATTACTCCTGCTGCGGGTTTCCCTATCCGTCTTATGGAAGTGAATGGCCGCATTGACCAGATTCGGTATCCTGCTCTGGCTATGTGCATGCCTGAAGGCGTGCGTGCGCAGTTGCATAAGTCTGGACCGGATGTTCGTGTTTTTGGGCCGCATAACGAGCTTTTGGATGTGAAGCCGATTTTGTATGATAATTTGCCGCATGATGGCGTGTTTGACGGTTTTGTGGTCTGGGATAAGGACCATAGTATTGATTTTTTCCATGCTTGGGATGTTGTGCAGTTGAATGATGTTTGGCTGTATGGCAATAGTTTGTCGCAGCGTCATCCGTTGTTGTGGCGTATTGCACCGCATGTGGTCGATAATTTGGTCGTCTGGAATGAGGGCGAGCTGAAGTCTTTTATGGGCGTTGTTGAGGAGCCGGTTGTTGTGAAGAATTTGAACTCGGAGTATGACCCGTATTTGCGGGGTGCTTGGATTGATTACAGTATTGGCTTTACGGCTCAGTTACGGGTTTCACGTGTAAGACGGGGTGATAAGATTAGTTGGACGCTCCGTACCCGGGATAATGTGGATGTTTTCCATTTTGGTGGCCAGAATGTTGGTGTTAAGAATCAGGACCGGATTGTTGAGGTTGATAAGAGCGGACGAATAATAAGGCACCGTCCTGATTTGGGTTTTGGCCATGATTGGGATGAGGTTGCGAAGATTTTCGATGTTGAAAAGCCGGAGAACTTGAATCTTGAGGATGATGGCTGGTTGAAGCGTACTTTGTGGAAGAAGTTGGTGATGGGTGATTAGTATGTTAGGTATGGTTCGTGATAAGGAAAGTTTGAAGAATGAGGTTGAGGAATTGAAGAGACGGCT